TGTATATTCTTTAGACAAAACTCTTGATATAGAACCAGCATTTAATTTTAATTCATTTTCTGCATCTTGAGCGCATCTATATTCTTTTATAAAATTACCATTTTTATCTGTTTGAATAATTGGTTTTTTATAAGAAGAAGTATTTCTAGGTAACTGTGCTATTTTTTTAAGATGAACTCTTTGTTTATCGGAACATACTCCTGTACATCTAGTAACATCTATTTTTCTAATATTATATTTAGGAGATAATATATCAATATAGTACTGTTCTCTGGAAGAAAGAATTTCATCTTTATATTCTCTAGTAGCCCATTCACCAAATTCAAAAGTTTCTAAAATTGTAAATACAAAATTATCTTCTCCATATTTTAATATAGCACTTCTTATAGCTGAGTTACCTTTTCTATTTTTAGTTCTATATTTATGTTCTGCTTTTCTTGCAGATAAACGAGTTGTACTTCCAATATAAAATTTACCATTTATAACATTAGTTATTTTATATATACCACTTGCCATGATTAATAAAAGTTTATTTGATAATTATTCCCTGAACATCCACAATTAGATTTTAAAAAAGTGTTTAACATATTATCTGCTTGAATGTATAATTTATTTGCTTCATATTCTGCACAGTTATTACCTGCAGCTATAGATCCTTGGATAAAAAAGTTAATAGTATTTAATGTTACAGTGGATTGTGTTTTAATTGCTCTATCACATTCCATAAGATCTAATGTAAGGAAAGCTCTATCAAACTTTTCTTGTATCTTCTCTGTACGCATTATTGTTCTCTCTACAAAGTTTAAATATGTAGGAGCAACAGAATATTTTAATTTATAGATTCCATCAGGTAAAGGTTGTTCGTTACCTACTTGAGTAATACCAAGATTTGCAGTGTTATATACATTAAATACTCCTACATCAAAAGGTAATATAGTTGTACCAAATCCAGGAACAGTTATAGCTATTGATGGTGAAGTAACATTTGGTGGATCTGTTGGGTATGTAGAAATATCCATCACTCCAAGAGTTAATGTACTATAGGTAGGTATTACAAGTATGTCTAATTTTAAATCTGCCATGGGTTTTATTTTAAAAAAGTTAATAAAAAAAAGGAGAGAGTATTACTTCTCTCCTTTTAATATTAGGAATTTATAATTCTACTTATCCTTAAGGAATGTTAGTAGAAGATGTAGTGGTTGTTGATGGTGCAGCAGTACTAGTAGTAGTGGTTGTAGTGATACAAGCATTATTATCTAATACAGTTCCTAAAGCAGCTTCTAATACAGTTTCAATAAGCCCACCAATTGGATTAGATGTACCATTTGATTGTGTTTGTGGAGCAGCAATAATCACTGTGCTATCTTCCATAATGTAATCACCCCATTGATAAGCAGACTTATCAAGTTCATTGAATTTAATATAGTAAGTAGTATAAGTTACACCACCAGAAACATAAGTTTCAAAGTTCTCATTGTAACCATTCATTCTATAAAGGTGTTTCAAATACCCAGCTTGGTAGCTATAGAAGTTTTTCTCTAATTGAGCAATCTCTGCAGATTGTCCTGTAGCATAAGAAGCACGTTGTGTAATTACAGTTTCAGCAACTAAGTTACAAGCATCAGCAACAATAAAGTCAGCAGTAGTAGCTGGACCAGAATATACGAAAGTTCTAAAAGACATTCTGTCATATTCAAAAGGGAACGCAGCAACATCACATGGTTGACCATATTTAGTTAAAGGTTTTCCTGTAATACGAAGAATAGTTCCACCTACATTTTCAAATGTGTAGAATGTGTTAAAACTAATGTTATCAGGATTGATACCAGGAGCTTGTGCAGTTAATTTAGAAATCAACTCATTGATTAATATATTTGCATCTGTATCAGCACATGGGTCACCACCACAATCACAACAAGGTGCTTGAATAGTTACTGAACGTGTGAATCCATTGAAATATAATGTATCAATGTAAGAAGAATGTGCACGTAATGTTAACGTTAATGTGTCTCCACATTGTGCAGTAAAATTAGTTACATCAGTAATTTGGTTTGCTGCAGTTGCGCAACCAGTTACTTTGTACCATTCAGATACATTAGATCCTGTAGAAGAAATTCTATCAGATCTTTTTGATGCTTGAAGGTAAGTGTTTTCTCTACCTTGTGCAACGTAGAAATAAAGATTGTTTGTAGCAATAGTACCTGCAGTAGCTGCTACATAATTGCTTTTAAAAATACCTACTTGACCAGCTGTCAAGTCTTGGGTTGAGCCAGAGCTAGGAAGTGCAATTTGTCCTACTGGAACCACGAATAACGTGGTTAATGAAAAATCAGCCATTGTTTATTTATTTAAATTAATAGTTTATTCGTTTGTTTGTATCCTGTAAGCTGCGCTTTGAACAGCAGATTGATTCTCAGTATACATTGCTAGATTTTGAACTGTAAGATCTAAAAGCTCATCTTCTAGATATGTTTCTAATTCGCAATCCGCATCAATAGATGGTTGTCCATCTAACATAATATATCCTGTCTTATTTATATACACTGGATATCTCATATACATTATCTGTATATTGTTAGGAGTAAAAGTTCCATCAGTAAAAATACTTATTTCATCAGAGGCAAGAAAGTTAAATGTTTCTTGATATTCAAATGAAGGTTTGTAATGGTCATTATTTAATATGAATTGAAGATCACCATGTTTAGCAAGATCTCTGTTGATCCATACCTTTCTGTTTTTACATCTTCCTTTATCTGCTAGTATATATGAATCTACATAGAACATATATTTTGGCTCAAGTAAATGAACATTAGCAACCCACTGGTTTAAATTAGCATCTTTTAATGTTAATGTTAAAGGTTGGTGATTATAATTCAGTACAAGACTTTGCAGATCTTCATAACGTTTCTTAAATGAATCTGCACCTAATCCATTAGCTACACTAATACCATCAATCTTTTGTTTTATCAACTTAATCTGAGCTTCATTCAAAGCTAAGATTTTATCTTCTAATTGAATCTGTTGGTGCTCATTAGTTGATAGCTTATTTAGTCTTTGATCTACTTTATATAATAAACTATCTACTGGGATCATATGCTTTTATATTTTAAAACTAGCTCCTTAAACAGCAGCTAGTTTTTTAGTTTTTAATTTACCTTCTAATATTAATAACTCATCTTGGTTATCATCATCAGCTAAGAATCTAATTAAATCATCTTCGTCTTTTGCTATCTCATATTCACCTTCATAAACCTTACCGTTAGGTTTGATTCTATATACTGAGTGTGCTGTAGCTTGTTTAACTAAATCTTTAATATGGAGTAAGTCATCTTTCATGTTTGCAAATCTGTTAAACACTTCAACTGGATTTAAGCCTGAATATTTACCATTCTTAAATTCTGTTTGTTTCAACATATTATCTACTTGATTGTAAACAACTTCTTCTTTTGTTTCTTCTGTTACTGGTAAGCCTAAAAGTCTTGCAACTTTTTTCTTCTTCTCAGGAGTCATAGAATCAAACATAACGATTGCTTTATTGATCAATTGTTTTTTCTTGTAGATAACTGCATTCTCAATTTCATCATCAACAACATAGAATTGTGTATCCGCTGGATACTCACCTCTTTCCCATGCTTGGTGTGAAGATGCTACTGTAGGATGCACTCTTAACCATGAAAAGGCAATCTCTTGAAAAGGTACTGATAGATCAAAATAGTTATCACCATCCATCAACTTAACTGATTGTACGTGTGTTTGATCATCTGTAGAAGTTGATAGTCCATAGTTCCAGAAGTGTGAACGAGGTCCTAAATCAATATCACCTAAATCAGATTCAAGTTTTGCTTTTAAGTTAGTTACTCTTTCGATTTCTAGTTCTTTTTCTAGTGGATCTGATATTCTTCTGATATATGCAGCAGTAGGATCTAATCCTGTTCTGTATTTACCATCTAATTCTTTATAAGGATATTTGAATACTCCTGTTCCAGGGATTCTTGTCATTCCTTTTTGTGCCAGTCCACTATCCATTGTTTGAAGTTGTGAACTAGTGAACTCACGTTTTATCGTAGAGATTTTACCTGTCTTAGCCATAATGTAGTTTAATTAATT